CTAGTATCAAAGCACAGATAGAGGATCTAAAGAGAACAGATGAGGCACTGTATCAGATCTATGCTCTAGGTGAGAAGGCTATCAGTAAGAGTAACATCTATTCTCAATGGACCTTTGTAGCTCATAGGCCCTCAAGGTTTGTTAAGTACGTATATGGATTAGATTTTGGGTATAACCATCCCAGTGCATTGATGAGGGTGTACTACTGTGATAATGATATCTACATAGAGCCTGTGATCTATGAGAGCTACCTCACTACTACCATGCTGATAGAGAAGCTAGCAACCCTGAACATAGAACAGACAGTCACTATCCTAGCAGATTACTCTAGACCTGAAATAATACAGGAGATGAACATAGCAGGCTATGATGTGCAGAACGCAAACAAGGTAGTAAAGAAAGGCATAGATAACCTTAAGACCTTTGGTGTATTTTGCCAGGATGATAAGGCTATTAAGAGAGAATACGAAAACTACAAATGGAAAAAGATAGGAGACTTCATAACTGATGAGCCTGTCAAATTATTTGATGATGCAATGGATGCCATTAGGTATGCCACTACTCACATAAGGCAGGAGTACTACACTGATGATTCATACTATGCATTCTGATATACTACATAAGATACAAGTGGTGCAAGCCTTCATATACCATAAGACAGGTAAGCAAGTGAGGATAGTATTCAATAGACCTGAGAGAATGCAGCTTCACCTTCAGCTACTAGATCAAGCTTATGCTGTGGCTATGGCTGAGTTCAAAAACAAATAATCAATGTAAAATAATATAGTTATGCCAACTACACAAATAGCAATCGCGCAGCCTTTAATGCCTGCATATAACCCTATCAAGTATATCTATGATAGCAGTAATAACAACCTACAAGGTTTTAAGTATATCTTTGATATCTACCATTCTACTACAGGTAACAAAATAGCAGAGTACAGGGTAATGCCTACCTATGGCACAGGGTATGGCGAGATAGATCTATCGAAGCTCTTACAGGCACAGGTGAGCTATGACTTAAACTTGACCAACACCTCAGCGTATGACGCAACTAACAGCCACTATCAGTATGATGTAAAGGTAGGAGAAGAGTACTTGACTACTACCACTTATACCTTTGCACTCACGCAATATCTAACACCCCCTTATTCAGGTAACGTGCAGATAAACGTAGCCAATACTTTCTTAGTAGGTGATCAGATTAACATCACACAAAATGCACCAGGTGCTACAGCCAACCCAAACTTAGAGGGGCTCTTCACTGTGCTAGTAGCTAACCCATTATACATAGTAGTTAGCTCACCATGGGCTACCGTAACAGCTGCAGGATTAGGTGGAGCTATCACTTATGCAGATGGTCGTAAGACAGTTACTAGAGATATCATCACAGCAATGAAAAACTTTGTATTCAATGGAGCCATCAGATGGGTAGAGTGGCCTGCTTATGACTATGATGAGTTCATGCTTAACAACTTTCAGGATAGATTTCTAACCAACCTACCACCTTCCAACTTCTATGCTACACTATCTCAGGATCTATGGGTTAATGTTGTGGCTGATGGCTCACCTACTCCTCCTGATACTTTGTTCTTTCAGACAAGTGATGGTGATACCTTTGAAAAAAACGTAACAGCAGTAGATCATGTTAGTGGTATCTCAATGGGCCCTAATAACTATGGTTTATTATCAGTAGTAGCAGGTGCCCTACCTATGATTAAGCCTACCACTGAATGGTACACAGTACGCTATGAGAGAAATGGCTTTCCATCATCTAAGCAGTATAAGGTAAACATAGATAGAAGGGTGAGAACAGTAGAGCACAGTATCTTATTCTTAGATCGTATGGGCTCATGGGGTAGCTTTGCTTTCACAGGAAGGGCATACACTACAGGAGATGTAACACGTGAACAATTCAATAAGGATATACCAGGATACGTTGAGACTGTAGGTATAGATAGATGGTTGTATGAGACTACTGAGACAGGTATGACTAACACTTACATAAGCACTGATACCACTATAGCACTCAATACTGATTGGATGAA